TTTATGCAGAGGATACTGAAGGAGGGGGTAAGATGGTGAACCGGCCTTCAACATTCTTGACAATTCATAGAAAAATTCAAAGCCCTGAACACGATGTACGCAGGACCAGTGAGATCCACGTAAGAAAGGTCAGGACCACAGAACTTGGAGGTATGCCTACACCACTTGATCAGCCATTAATACTAAAGGCTAATGCAGATCTTACCGGATTCTACACCCAGGAAGGTAGATTATACGGTCCAAAGTTATTAACAAAAAATGAGCAAAAAGATATTGGGGACTTGCGTATGTCTGATTTAAGTGATATTTTTACTTAATAGACAGATAGTTATGGCTAAACGTGGTGCAGTAAGAGCAAAAAAAACTAACATAGATGGGATAGAGTTTGCCTCATCGTTAGAAGCTTACTGTTACAAAAAGTTGAAAGCCGCTGGGATTGATTTTGGATACGAGTCTAGAACATTTGAAGTCCTTCCCAGCACACGATACAACGCTACGTATTTAAAGTCAGTACCTAAACATAAGAAGATGCGGGACTACACCAGTAAGATAGTCCGTGGGATAACCTACACACCAGACTTCGTGAGCGATAGCCACAAGTTTATTATTGAAACAAAAGGTTTTGTCCCATCTAATCATAGCTTTCCGCTACGCTGGAAGTTATTTATTCATCATCTGCAGGCACAGGGTATGGGGGATTATAAGCTGTTTATACCGAGAAATCAAGAACAGGTTAATGATGTCATACAAGAAATAAAAGATGCTGATAAAAATGAATAAAGACGAACTGTCTAAGTGCTACTATAGAGGTACTGACCGTTCATGTCAAGCGATAGAAAAACTATATGAAGAACTATATACTCATAGTGGAGACCCACAAGTAGATGAAGAGCATGTAATAAAACTAGTTCAAGACTGTATAAGAAAGGTTAGAAGTGAGCTAGATATAATTAAAACTGCGGTAAATGAATACAGCGGTAAAGACGAAAAGTACATAAAATGAATGAACCTGGATACAGTACCTGTAAGAATTGTAAAGATAAGATTGATGAAGTGCTTAGAATTAATGCTGCACTATATACAAATCTAGGGATAGACTGTTCTAAGACAGCATACAAAGAAGCTGGGCTACAGGAACGAAAGAATCTACGATCTGTACGCAAGTATGACCATGAGAAGATTGATCTTCTACTGAGAAGGAACTAAACAACAAGTGATATGATCAGAAGAATTAAACACATGGTGTATCTTAAATACCATGTAGAAGAGCTACGCATGGAGGTGCTTAATCTAGCCCTAATGTTTCCTTATTCTGAAAATTCTAAGTGGAAGCTTAAGCTAAAAGCTAGGCTACTACACAAATACGAGGAAAGATTACAATGCATGTCGTTGATATAGTTATTTCGGTAGTGATTGTGGGGATATGGAATTTATATTTAATCTACAAAATGAAGAAAAGTGAATAAATACAATAAGTTTCAAGAGGGGTTAAAGTTGGTAGTATTGTACCAGGCTACACTAGAGCAAATGGACAACTTTAAAGGTACCAAGCTCTACAAGCAAAGCATAAAAAACAACATGAATCGCCTAGAGCGTGACATAGAGATCATGATCAAGGAGCCTCTAGAGCACCTGGATAATACCGGTAGTGATATGTTTACTGATATACAGAACACAATAGAAATGATCTTAGATCTATCTGCATCAGAACTAGCTACGTTAAAAATCGTAGTAGATGAAGACCGGGAAGAGCGCCTAAAGGATTGGCAACAGGAGATACTTGATAAGGAGATATGAGCCGGAAAAACGAACTTGAGCAAATGGTAATGAGGGAATGTGAATTCCTGTCCTACTACCTAGAAGATTATGAGAAAAAGCTATCTACTGATCTGAATAACGAGGAATTAAAGCTCATAGTATCAGAACTAAAAGGTAAGTGGGAAGCATACGACAAAGTATACAGATATATAAAAACAACCTTACAAGCGTAAACCAAATGAATCAGAGGTACGAAAAGAGACAATTAATTAAAGTATCAATAGAATACGCAGCTATTTCCAAAGCTTGGAATGAGTTTAGCCAAGAAAATGGATTTATAGATAACAGACAGCGATGCAACATCATTATAAAACATAGTTTCTCTGTAGCCTGTAGAAAACACTCTTCATTATCACTTTCAGAGATAGGTGGAATAATAAATAAGGACCATGCAACAGTATTGCATGCTACAAAAAACCACGAGAGCAACATAAAGTTTATCCTGAACTACGAGAGACTATATAAAAACATAGAGAATAAAATCCTCAATGCTATCTATAATTCAGGTGAAATATCATCTGCCGCAGAAATATTTAATCTTAAAGAGTTAAGAGAAAGACTTGTAGAGACATCAAAAGCCCTACGGTCTAAGATTAACGAGGTGAAAGAACTCAAAGAATACAATTCCCAGATAAATCCTAGGCTACTCAAGGAGAATAATTTCTTTAAAAAGCACAATAAGGAGATAGAAGAAAGGAACAGAAACCTAGAAAGAGAGCTATCCAGAGTTAAGAACCTTATTTAAGACGTATGAAAGAGAACCTTAACATTGCCTACCACAAGAAGATACTTATAAAAGAAGCATTAAGAAGAGCTGATACAGTTAAAGACGCAGCCATACTGCTTAAGTGCTCAAAGAAGACACTATTCACCCACATAAAAAAAGAAAAGACTTGCCCTCATTGCGGATCTACAAAATAGAGAGAAAGGCAGGTTATCTTAAACTAATCCCTTGTAGGGAAACGCTTATGGTTAAATACACCCTGACCTTTCTTTTTTAACCTTTAACACCAAAGAGAAATGAAAGACACGCTCATAGACTTAATGAATAGAGACCTAACCGATAACGGTATAGAGAATGAATAAAGGAGCTGGTAAATTTGTAATGTCTTCCTATCAAGAGAATGATGCTTTTGGTAGAGAGGTATTAGTTAACTGGTTGAACGATCAAGAATGGGCAAAAGAAGTACACAGTAAGGAAGATTATGGGGTAGATATCACCATTAAAGATCATAATGGAGATGAACATAGTTTTGAAGCTGAGGTAAAAACAAACTATCCATGGACAGATATGGATTCGTTTAAGTTCAATACTGTATCCTTTCTAGGACGTAAGAAAAAATGGGAGGAAAAAGGATTCTACTACGCCTTAATATGTAAGGAAACTAAGGCTATTTGCATCGCCCACTCGTCAACGATTTACAAGAAAGAGTATCGTGAAGAATTGATAATAGATACATCAGACAGATCAGGAGCAGATGCCTTTTACCGGGTACCTAAAGAAGAATGTAATTGGATCGCACCAACCTCTAAAAACACAGCTATGACACCACAAGCCTGGGAAAATTACACCACAAAGCTTAAAGAGTCTTCAAAAGCAGTTTGGAAAGTAGCACAGTACCTACACAGCTTTAAATACACTGTAACAGTACCTGCAGTACATATCGCTGGGTCACCAGAAGAATATGCAGACTACATTGACGAAGGAGATATCATCCTACACCGGGAGAATATCAATGACATCATTGAAGTAAAGCACCAATCATGGGACTGGACCTCACACAGTGATATACCATGGGCAGAGATCATAGTATGCGCCAAGAAATCCTTTGATCGCCACACACAAAAACCAGCAGCATATTTCCTAGTAAACAAACAGCTATCACACGCACTAGTAATACAGACAGAGAACTGCGGAGAATGGACAGTGAAAGACATACACGATAAGAAGAAAGATTGGATACAGACAATGTACATGATCACACCTAGTAACTATCAATTCATACAGCTATGACATCCCAAGAAGCAAAGCAACACCAGAAGAAAGCTCAAGAGGACCCGGAATACCACTTTGAATGGTTCTTTGATGAGGACGGGGAAGAGATAAAAGAATTAACCTGGAAGGAGAAATTATATATAAGACTCAAGGGGTTTATATCTAAATGAAGAAGACCTCACACAAAGGAGCACACGGTGAAGCACTAGTAATAGCCGATCTAATACTCTACGGAATAACACCACACGAACCTTTCATAAGAGATACTCCATACGATCTACTCGCTGCGCTAGGCACAACATACAGACGGATACAAGTCAAGTATAGAAGATCAACAAAAGGATATGTAGAGGTGTCACCAAGACGAGCACTATCTAAAGCATACATGGAGAAAAACACAGAGTTTGATATCCTCGCAATAGTAAACGAACGTGGACATATAGCATACGTAAGTCAACAATCATTCATAGCATCTATAAGATTGAGAGTGACAGAAGCAGCACCACGATACAGAGCACAAACAAGATACTTTTACAATTACTCTAACCCATTAGAACTATTTAAATGATGTCAGCAAAAGACACAGTAACACGCATTAAAGCACTACATACATTCGCTACACTAGCACCTAAAGGTGTAAGGAACATTGAAGATGCAACACAACATATCTCTCACGTATTGAAGATAGATACAGAAGATAATACCCAGATTAAGATTGCGATAATCGTTGTAAGTACACAAGGATTAACGCTGGCACAGTTAGCTACACTACAAGCCTACAAGGATAGAGGATACACATACAGCTACATACTAGCACACAGTGAGACTGATATATACTACTGCGAGATATCACAAGTTGCCGGACACGTTAACCTAGGTACATTCAAGCTTAATAAAGACTGCATGAAGACAATGCCAATTGGATAGTCACAAACATTAACACAAGAACCAAGAGCCTCGCCAGTAATGACGGGGCTTTTCTTTGTTATAGATATACCATATATGAGATGGCAGTTGTGGTACAAGGGTAGGAGATAAGAGAGATGAAAGAAAGTAAGGGAGGGATTGTTAGCTATCTGCGTATGCCTGTGTGCGTGCGAGGAGCTGTGATCGGTGGGGTAGGAGAGGGGGTGCCTTGAAGTACTATTTAACATAATGTATGTTATGACCTTTTTTAGGTACCCTGCTGAACCCACTAGTTCTGTTAGATCCAGACGGCCTGAAGGTAGATTAGAAAAAGCTAAAAGTTTTGGAGGTCAGTGTTTACAAGGAAGGGGCATGGGGTCCAGGATCGGTTCCGGATTTGGTTTCGCAATCCCCTACAACGTATATAATCCCCTCTATCTCTATTACACATAATTTTAGTTACAATAATCAGTTTTAATAAGACAAAAAAAAACCATGTTTACCAATATTCTGTCCTTAAAGTATTGTCTTACAATGTGTTTAGGCTGTTACTGTAAACTAAAGCTTTAGTATTGACTTTATGGTTTATTTCCTGTAACTTCGCTAACGTGTTATCACTGTGACTTTCCTGACGGGTCACATGCCACACACTAATAGAGTAATGTTCTTGGTCTTATAGACAATTACTGATCATTTACGCTAATCTACTCCTTCGGAGTTATAAAGGGTTAGCTGTGTCTTCCCCTCTCGTGCTAAATTAATAGTTATCTTTGTCATATGAAGGTAAAGAAAGGGAATAATAAAAAGAGATATGATGGTCGCAAGGGTTATTATCCAGTCGCTGTAACTAAAAGCGGTAAGGCTGTAAGAAAGCCATTTAGTGCTGAAGAAGCTCCTACTGAAGCTGGTTATCTTAATTTAGACAAAAGGATAACGGACGCAGTCCTTGAGGTAAGTGATGAAATGGGCGCTAATCCAATTAAAACAGGTAGAAAGGTTGATACATACCTAAATACCTCTAGAGAGTTACTAGCAGAAACAATGGCTAAGAAGCAAGGCGCAACATCACTTATATCAAGAGTTAGTGACGGAGAGAGAGAGTTTATACCTAAACTAGACAATGTTATTGATAAGCTTTCTAAATTATCAGATAAAGATGTTAATAGCTTAAAAACAGAGGTCATAAGACTTAGTAAAGAATATAAGGATATAGACCCAGAATCTAGTAATGTTTACAAGATGAAAGAGGCTGCTTCAATTGCAGCCAACCAGGATTGGTCTAGCTTGAAACCACTAAGAGAGAAGGCAGGATTAACAAAGGAAGAATTACTACAGCTTATACAAGCTCCTGAAGATGCAGGATGGGTTGAAAAATTAGGTTTTAAAGCTGTTAGATCAGCTGCTTCAATGAAGGATTTTAGAAAAGGCGGTAAAGTCCCGATGATAAAAAGAAAAGACGGGTCGTATTCTCCTCGTGGACTATGGGATAACATCCGTGCTAATAGAGGTTCTGGTAAGAAGCCTACCAAGGCTATGAATGAAGCTAAGGATAGGATAAACAATGAAGGTTAGTCGTTCCGCAAAGTATTATCAGGAGAACCCTGAGGCTCGTAAGAAGAAGAACAGATACAATAAGAAGTATCATTCTAGTATTACCAGGAGACTTTACCGTGCGTTTTTAAATAGGAAGAATAGAGAAGCTGGTACATACGGCAATGGTGACGGTAAGGACTGGGACCATGATGAGGGCCGGATGATTAGTGCATCTGTAAATAGAGCTAAGAAAGATGAAGGCAAAAAAACAGGGTAAGGTAAAGGTAGATGCTCCAAAGGGGTATCACTGGATGTCTGAGCGTGGGAGATATTTCCTAATGGCTCAGGAAGGAGATTTTGTTTCCCACAAGGGTGCAAGTTTATCTGTAGATTTCAAGGTCATAAGTAAGCATAATTCATAAAACTAACATATATTTGTGCTGTCCTTTAACAGACAATTGGTTTTGGTTTACCGGTAGAAGGGGTCCTCTTGATTGAGTGATCCCTTTTTCTTTTAATTTTATGTATCTTCAGTGTAATAAATACCAAAACTTATGAAGACTTATGTTTTAAAAGGAAAGATCCAGAATCTAATTGAGATCTTTAAACAAGAGGAGCGTAGCCCGGAAGCTTTAATCTCTTATTTAGCAGAAAGAAAAATCAAGATCACTTGGAAGGCTCTTATGAACCGATGGGATAGGGTATAGTCTCTGTGCCATTGCACATTCTGTAGTACCTGGATACATACATCCTTCCTTTCTGTGTTAATCCCCAACGTACACGATAGTTATATTTTGTCTCATCACGAAAGATATGGTCCTCACGTGTGTCGCTAGGCGTAAGCTTATCAAAGTGCTTGTATATTAGATTGGCATTTTTAAGCTGTGGGAAGTTCCTACGTGCTACTCCACCTTCATGTCTGTTAAACTTTTCAGATATATGCTTTAGTGTAAAGAACTCTAGTTCATACATGTAGCACATCATGTGTAGGTTGTTTGATCTCAGGTCTAGCACCTCATCAAAATAGCGTGTTGCCATATAGATGTTTTGCATACCCTCATGGTTAATGTATCGGGGCTTGATACGTGAGTATTCACGGAACATACGTGACTTGCCCACTCTTGATTTAGGCATAGATTAAATTGTGTATTTTTGTAGTATACAAATTTACGCATTCATGGCAACACTTACAGGCAATAAAGTAAAAGACAGTTATCAGTCGCTATTAAAGCTATCTTCAGGTGGATCTACATCAACAATTAAGACTGTTCAAGATGGTCTAGGTGTGTCTACCGGATTAAAGTTAAGCACTACTGCTGTTGAAGTAAACACTTTAAAGATAACAGAGACACCTACAAGTTCTTCTTCAGAGTTAACTGTATTAGTTTATGATGATACTACAAAAGAGGTAAAGACACGTGAGTTAAGTGTTAGTGCTTTTGGTGGTTCATCACCGGTATTCGCTAACCCAATGTTTATATTAAGACCTAGTGCTGCTTATACATTAACTACTTCAGGGGCTACACCAGCTCAATCTGGAGTAAATAATAACAGTAATGCTTCGTCATATTTATTGAATGACAATAGTAATACACATCTTCAGACTAGCTCAACAACTTCCAATGCTGTTACGGTATCTATTGCAGGTTTGGTTAAGATAGATATAAACTTTATCTTAGAGGTTACTGCTACAAATACAGATATTGTAGTCAATGTTATTGAAAAACCTAGTGGTGGATCAGCGTCAACTATACAATCTATAACTAGAGGTCATGCAGCTGCTGGAAATACTGCTATTGGATTTTCACTAGTAAGACATGTAGCTGTTGGTACTGATTTATACTATACTATTAATAGAGTTGGTGGCGGTGGTGCTTTGCTGACAACCTCTACCTTTATTCTCACTAAGTTAGATTAATGGATTACGATCACGAAGGAGCTTTTATTGATGAATTTTCTCGTGCTGTACTTAAGGTATATAGGGATCTTTTGGATAAATATGAAATTGAAGATGACGATGCTGTAATGACCCTAGCCACTGGAGTCTATGTTGAAGGCCATAAAGGAAATACAAACCTTGTAGCTTCAATGATGACTACGGCTATGGATCCAGATGAGTTAAACACTATTATTCAGACATCTTTAGAGGTCTATTTAGGATCAGATGAAGTTGATGAAGTTAATAACCCTGAAGAGGGGACTATTGAATGGTGGCTTAAACGCATGGGTAGTGACTACGGCAGCGAGTTAAACTAAATTGAAATGAACTTAATTAGAAAAATCATTATAGGGCAAAACCCTAAAGATGCTATGGCATACTATATAGGTATGACTGTAGGATCTGCTAAGATAGATACCATAATATTTGACGAAGAGGCGATGGTAAGGTTTCAAATCCTCAGGTATCGTGTATATATTAATGACCCAGAACAAGGGACCATGCTATGGAAAGACATAGTAGGAATGCCCGTTGTAATAGAATACGATTGTAGGTTCAAATAATACCTACGCCAATTTAATTTAATAAATACATAATGAAAAATCCTAACGCATTCATCATACGTCTGCCGGAGAAGTTTAAATCAGAACTTGAACTAGGAGACGTTAACATACTGTTAGTCAGTAAGTTCCAGGAGTTTGAAAACCGACACATGGAGGCTAAGATTGTCTCTCTACCAGTTCTACATGATACTGGCGCAAAGGTTGGCGATACTCTATACTTCCATCATCACGTTGTTCTTAATGCACATTTTGATATTGGTGATGATCTTTACCTAGTACCGTTCCATCCTATGGGTGGCCGTAATAACTTGGCCAATGCATTTAAGAATGAGGAAGGTATCCACCTTCTTGCTGACTGGGTTTTTATGGAGCCAATGGAGTCTAGTAAAAAAATGAAGAGTGATTTAATTGAGCTTTTACCGGAAGACGCACCAAACGATCATGGTCGCATCAAATACCCATCAGAAGCACTAGAAGAAATGGACATACACCCTGGTGATGTAGTCTACTTCAGTAAGAACAGCGACTACGAAATGGAAGTTGACGGTGAGAAATTATGGAGAATGATGACAAGCGATCTAGAATATGCCGAGATCAAAAAGTAAACCAAGTTTCACTACGCTAGGTGCTGCAGAATCTCTTAAATCTTCAATGGAATTTGCTATTGAAAACATGATTGAGGAGATAAAGAAGCCTGTAGATAAAGAGCTGTCCGGTTCCCAGAGAAAGGCGGAACTACAAAGTATAAAGCAGACAGCTGTAGATGCCCGTGAGCTTATACAAGAACGTCAGCGACTAGAGATTATGATCAAGGAACTTCGTGAGACCGGTGGTGTTGCTGAAATTACTGATTTCTCTGGTGGTTTTGCCGAACGGTTTAGCAAGTAATTATGCCTGGACTTAGAAAGATTGAGGGTTACACTGCTGAAGTCATAAACATCTGCCCGCAAGATACTGAGGGTGAGGTTGTTGAGATATCCGAGCTGTATATCCAATTACCTAAGGTACCTGCAAAAAAAGATATTCTCTTCCACGACAAGAAAAAAGAGGACCAAATGTGGCGTAGGATTGATGTTCCATCCGAGCTTCTACGTGTTAGGTCTATGGATGAATGGGCAGAGAAACCCAAAGAATTTAGACAGAAGCACTCAAAATATATTGAGATAGAGTTTCAGCGTAGGAGAAACGGTGTGTGGTTTATGAATAATGGCATACCTACCTACATAACTGGTAGGCAATATATGTTACTCCAATGGTCCAAGATGGATATTGGATATCCTAGTTACCTTAAGTTCCAGGGTAATCTATTTATTCATTTTGCTGCATGTGAATATGATCCAAGATCTTTAGGTCAGGTGTTCACTAAATGTAGACGTTCTGGGTATACCAATATATCAGCATCTATATTAGCGGATGAGGGGACACAGGTTAAAGAGAAGCTTCTAGGTATACAGAGTAAGACAGGTAAGGATGCACAGGAGAACATCTTCATGAAGAAAGTGGTCCCGATGTATAAGAGTTATCCATTTTTCTTTAAGCCTATACAGGATGGTACAACTAATCCACGTATGGAATTAGCTTTCCGGGAGCCTTCAAAGAGGATCACAAAGAATAACAAAACCTCTTCAGCTGGTGAAGCTTTAGATACTATAATAAACTGGAAGAACACTACCAATAATGCTTATGATGGGGAGAAGCTACATATGCTGTACCTTGATGAAGCGGGTAAGTGGGAGAAGCCTTCAGATATCCGTGAGGCTTGGCGTATTGAACGTACTTGTCTTATTGTAGGTAGACGTATTGTGGGCAAGTGCCTGATGGGGTCTACTGTGAACCCTCTTGATAAAGGGGGTAAAGAATTTCGTGATCTATACTATAATAGCGATCCAAACGAAAGAAATAAGAATGGCAGGACCAAGTCTGGTCTATATAAGATCTTTGTGCCTGCATACAACGCATTAGAAGGGTTCTTTGATAAATATGGTAATCCTATAGTTGAAGATCCTAAAAGTCCCGTAGAAACGATTGATGGAGATTTTGTTGATATAGGAGCGAAGACCTACTTAAAGAACGAGAGACAGGCATTAATGACAGATGCTTATGAACTCAATGAAGTAATTCGTCAGTTCCCCTTTAATGAAGACGAAGCTTTCCGTGACTCCACTAAGTCTACAATTTTTAATATTGCTAAGATATACGAGCAGCTAGGCCACAATCAAGAGCTTTACCCTAGCCCTATTGTTAGCGGTAACTTTATATGGGCAGAGAAAAACAAGAAAGTAGTATTTAGTCCTGATCCTAATGGCAGATGGAAAGTAGCATGGCTACCTCCGGAGAAAGATCAAAACCAGTACATGGCTAAATACAGTAAGATATCACCTCCGGAAAATTCTGTTGGTGTTGGTGGCGTGGATAGCTATGACCTTGATGCTACCGTAGATGGAAGAGGATCTAAGGGTGCCTGTCATCTGTACGTTAAGTTTAATATGAAGCACAATATATCAAATATGTTTGTTGCTGAATATGCATCTAGACCACCGCTTGCTAAAATATTCTATGAGGATATACTTATGGCAGCCTTCTTCTATGGATTCCCAATACTTATAGAAAATAACAAGTACGGTATTGCTAGGCATTTTGAGGCTAGAGGTTTTGATAACTACTTGATGGACAGGCCAGAACATCTTAAGAACGGAAGCTCTTCTTCAAAGACAAAGGGTATACCGTCTAACTCTCAAGATATTATAGATAGCCATGCCCAGGCAATTGAAGCTTTTATACACAACCATGTAGGGTATAATCATGAGAGCGAAAACATGGGTAGGATGTATTTTAATCGTACACTAGAAGATTGGATCGGTTACCGTATTGAAAATCGTACAAAGTATGATCTCACTATATCTGCAGGATTGGCTCTTATGGCCGCACAAAAATTCAAACCCGAAAAGCCTAAGACTAATTTTAATGAAAAAGTCTTTTTAAGACGCTTCAAACCTATACAGCGTTAAAGACCCTTTCTTTTATTCTTATATTTGCATATTATAACGTAGCCCTTATTATGCAAGACGATTTGAACCAAAGGGATAATTTTGGAAACTTCCCTAATCCAATGGCCGATGCTCCGACTAAAATGAGCAAGGCATATGGACTGAAGTACGCCATGTCAATTGAGAAACAATGGGGATCAGCTGATAATGAAGGAAGTACCTTCAGACGCAGAATGAAAGCTATTGAACTTAATAGAGATTATGCTCATGGTACTCAAGATACCAATATTTATAAAAAAATACTCACCTCTCTAGATCCTAGTAATGGTGATGGTTCATTGCTTAATCTTGATTGGACACCGGTACCTATTGTGCCTAAGTTCGTTAAGATTGTAGTAAATAAAATATTATCTAAAGACCCTTATCCGAAAGTAGAAGCTATTGATCCTGTCTCAAGGATGGAGAAGGAAAAGGAGCGTGATAAAATAAAAAGACGCATAAAAAACAGAGACATACACAAGAAAGCTAAGGACCTAGGTCTTAAGGCTGACTTTAATATTGATGCTCTACCAGAAACTGAAGACGAAGCAGAGATATTCTTAAATGCAAATCTTAAGATAGCTTCAGAAAGTGTAGCACAGATAGCTACAGACTTAACACTACAATGGAACGACTTTAACGAGAAGATTTACCGTAGAGCTGTTGAGGATTTAGTAGTAAATGGTATAGCAGTAGTAAAGCGTGAAAACGATCCTAACTACGGTATCGTTGAAGAATACGTTGACCCTGCATACTTTGTGCATAGCTACACTGAAGATCCTAACTTCACAGACCTTGTATACGCAGGGCATATGAAGCGCATGACTATTCAGGACCTTAAACGTAAATCTGAAAACGATTTTACAGAAGAGGAGTTTGAGCAGATTGCAAATCAAGTAAGAAACAAATACAATAACAATGCTAGTAAGGTGACACAGAGTCACTATGATCGTAGTACTAATAAG